GGAACTCGCCATGTTAGGCGGTCTTGGCTGTCAGTTTGCCTTGCTTCTTACGGTTACGGCAAGTAAGGTTGCCGTAGCACATAATGAGGGCATAACGGGCATCAAGGTTTTCCGGACGGACAAATTCCGTCTGAGCAAACCACTTGCCTGAGTGACCGACCAGCGTGAGGTACTTGCTGTTCAGGAAGAACATGGTCCCAGCAGGGGCATGGACATCGTAGGTCACCGGAGCGGCCTTGAACAACAGGTTCTGGAATCCTGCATCGGCGGTACGGGTGTCGGTGTAGCGCAACTGTGGCTGCAACAACGCCTCATACTTTTCAAACAGGGTTTGCGTGGTCAGCACCATGTCTGGGTGGTCATTACCAACTGACACACTGTTGTAGGCAGTTGCCATCTGGGCGAGGGTCAAAGCACCAGCGGTGTTGTCCTCGTATGAACGCCAGAATTCGTTGCCAGCAGTTGCTGAGTTGATTCCACCAACAGTGTTACCGGACTCAACGAGGTTGCCCAAGCCGTTCCAGTTCTTGCTGCTGTTACCAGTTCCGTCACCGAAGAACATCTGGTTGAAACCTTCACGCATAGACTCCTCAGCCTGCATAATCTTGGCTTCAAGCAGGTTGATGATTTCCTGCTCACCATTGTTCTTTGCTTCCTCAATACCACTGATTGCGATAGAAGCAGCGTACTGCTTCCACTCGTACTCAGCAGCCGAGATGCCTTCCTGAGCGGTCAGCGAAATCGTGTCATAACCCGAGTACGACGACACTGTGTCGTTGTTGCCGTAGATGAGCGGTTCCACAATCTTGGTGCCACCATTGAGCATACGGATACGACCCTTATCCGAGAGGAAGTAGGTCAGTGGGCGTGCTGTGAACACATTGTCCGTGAGTTGGTCACGGTAGTTTGCGAGCGTTGTTGAAAGCAACGCATCAAAGTTAACATTTGCACTAGGCATTAGGTTTTTCCTTTACTAGAAGTTTGCGTTTAGTTGCCTCTTGGCGGCGAACCAAGCATCGCTCAGACTGGAGATGGGAGCAATGTCCTCATCTGTCGTTGAACCAGTAGCACTAGAGCCACCGTCCACAACAGCCGCTTGACGCTTGGATTCAACAATCCGAGCATCCTCGGCTTGTTGAATTTCAGACGCTTTGCGTTGAATCTCTTGCTGTTTCATCAACTTGTCAAAAGCAACCTGCTTATAGGTTCCCTCCAAATCGGTAGTACCTAGCCGCATAGCGGCATTGATTACTTCCGCCGCATCAAAATCCTGATACCGAGACTGTAGGCGTGCAATCTCCCGTTCAATCTGTTGCTGAGACTGGTATTCCTCAAACTGAGCAATACGCCTGTCCATTTCCCGAATTCTCTGCTCTTGGGGGTCCAAGTCGTCAAATTCATCCGCAACCATGTCGGCTGCTTCTTGACGGGAAATGCCATAATGGCGTGCCAGCAAATCAATAGTTGTAGCAGGGTCACGCTCCAAAGCGGTTTGGAGTGTGGACGCAAACTGCAACTGATTGCGTTGCTCTGCAAGTTCCTGTGTCTTACGGGTATAATCCGCTTGACGCTGGTAACCAGCAATTGCTTCAGATAGTGGAACCTGTAGTTCCTCACCATCCAACTTAACCGGAATACGGTAATCACCGTACTGGCTTACATCCAGAATACTGGGTTCTGGGCTTGATGCTTGTTCACTAGAAACTTCGGGTGACCCAACGGGTTCCTGCTCAGTGACGGGTGCGATATCCTCGCTCATATTTTTTCTCCTAGAGTCCTAATGGTTGCTCTATTAATATATAAAGTCGTTCCTTACATGAATGGCAGAGCCGGTGGTCATGACACCGGCCCTGCCATTACATGATTGGTGGAGCCGACGGCAATGCCGCCGGACCAGCCATTTGTTCCGGTCCACCTGTTTGTATGGGGGGAGGTGGTGCGGAGACAAACTTCTCGGGGTTCTTAACCCCAAAGCCGAATTGTAGCACATAGGCGGCAAGTTCTTGCATATTGACAATTCCTGCGCTGGCAAACGGTGCCATAGCGTCAACCATCTGGAGGGCCATCTGGCGACGGAACGACTCGTTCTGGGGCTGGGTGGACCCACCAACAACCTCAAAGTCAAAGTCGCCTTCCAGATAGTCACGGTCAAAGGTGACCCAGATTGGTTCTCCGTCTTTGCCAATGACTCGGGCTACTTGTTCACCCGTCATAAACTGACGGGTGACCATCAACATACGGCGTGCAACCTCCGAGATGGAGTGTTCCACAATTGCCAACTTGTCAGCCACGCGGGCATTAGAGGCATCCTGAATGAGTCCTGCTTCGGTGGCGGTGCGACGAATCTCCGACTGTCCACCACGCATCAACTCTGTGACACCCGACACACGGTCAATGTCGTTGGTAATCAAATTGGACTGGTCATAAAACTCCGGTGGGTTAATCAACGCTGGGAATGGGGCAACAACCTCACCCAATGACTCATCCGAAGAAACCGGAACCATGACATTGTCCTCATCGGACTCCAAAGCCGTGCGACCAAACTGGTCAAAAGCAGACTCTTTATACAGATACTTTCTAGCATAACGCTTGCGATGATTCATCATCTGCGTGCGAGTCTCGTTTAGTTCCCGTTGCAAAGGCTCGATTTGTTCAAGGTCGCCAATTGGGTAAAAGGCATCCGGAACATCATAGTTGCGCAACATGACAAACGGATGACCAAACGCATACGGCATAGCCATTGGCTTCACCAAGAATGTGTCTCCGCCTTCAGCAAACACACACATGACCTTGTTGGCCACATCATAGTATTCCCAGATTTCCGCATAACCGTAAGTCTTGTCATAAACCTTCTTACGGCTGGGGTCATCCGCATAGCGGCTGACCGCCATCAACTGGACTGCTTCACGAGCGGCCTTAGAGTAACGCTTGTCATTCTGGACATCTGCCAATGGGCGGCGGATACGCTGAGCAATCCACTTGATGTCATGCATACTGGTGGCATCACAGTCAACAAAGACATCAAACGGAGACACTCTCTCAGCAAAAGGTGAGTCTTGTAAAACAATCGTGTTGGGAGATGGGGCACCATTCATGTCGGAATCTGACACCTCGGTGTCAATGCCAACACGCTCCTCCTCCACAAAACGGTAACCGACCTTCATCCAGCCGTGACCAAAAATCAACATATCCTTTACAGCACGACGGAATTCCTCACGGATGTTCCGATACTTCCACCAGTAATTAGACACCGCTTCGGCAACGACCGCCTGAGCGGCGTTGTCCGGATTAACGGCATTTACCGTAATCTTAGGAAAGTTGACCGAAATGCTAGGAGAAATAACATTAACCGTAGCAAACACCATATTGATAAGCAAACGGTCAGTGTCCGTATAATAATCATAATGCTTGCCTTTGTATAGGTCCAGCAAACGCCGCCATACAGCGTCGTAACCCTCATCCTTGCGCCACTTCTTAGAAGCATCAAGGTGCTTGCGATAAGACGCAAGAATATCAGAATTAGATTTTCTAGCCACTATTTAGTCCTACCAAAAGTTGCATCATTAGGATTCAACCAGCGAATAAGCGGCGGTACTACCGCCGCCAAACCAGCCTTCAAAAGATTGGTTGGGTCGGTTTCACCAGCCCAAGCCACAGCCAACACGGCGGCCAAAGCCGACCGCAAATACGACCAGACAATCTGTTTATGCACTTCTTTGATGACCATGTCCATCTCCTATGTGATTATCCAACTTATCGTCCATATTGTCCACTTTAATAACAAGGTGCTCCAGCAAGCCACGGGACTCGGCGTGCTGGTCTGTGTTCTCTTTACGCAACTTCTGCAAAAGAACCACAACTGGTCCCGTTATAACGGCGACAACAATCGGGACCAGCCATTCCATAACAGATTACACCCACCGATTCCCAACAGGCTCGGCATTGTAGCCGTTAATCTTAGCATCGTTTACAATCTTGGCTTGCTTTTCTTTGATGGTGTCCCCGTGGAAGTTGTCTCTGCCATAGGTAAAACCCAAATTGACCGATTTGACATGGCAACCGAAACAAATAGAGCCACGACGAGGCAAATCCTCGTCGTAAAAACTACGATTACACCCTTCACAAACGAATTCAATCATCACAAATGAACCAACCGTTCCCAAAACCCTAGGCTCGGGTCGTTTTCCGGACA